GGCTGACAGCGCAGCCGCCATACCTTTGGAACACCCATCACCAAATCCTGATCGCGGCGCTCATACCGGACTCCTTCGACGTTCACGGCCTGGATGCTGTTGCCCTTGAAGACGCCCGCAAGATTTCCCTGATCGGCAATCTCGATCTGGACCTCTGGAAGCCCCGACGCCTGGTTGACCACGTAATCGGCGCACCATCCCTTTTTGACTTCGGCGAGTATGAACCAGGTACCCTGATCGAGACGTTCGAGGCGAAGGTTCCCCTGGATGCCGCGCGAATAGCGGCGGAAATCAAGATTCACGGCATAAAGCTCAGTGCGCCAGTCAGTCATTTGTGTGTATAGGGATTGAATCGAATCACTAGTTACCGCTCCGAGTTGTTCACGGTCCGTTATTCATCAGAAAACCTTCGCCGGCTCCCAGTAACTTGCCATCTGGCGGCAGTGCTGGAATAGCTGTTGTGATGCCTGCGACTGGCCGGCGCTCGAGTTCTGCACAAGCGGGGTCGCCTTCGCGGACTTCAATAGCCAGGCTTCAAAGGTCGCCTGGTCCGTATCGTAGAAGCCGCGCTCGAGCCCTGATTCCGTCCAGCTCACCGTGCCGTCGGTCGTTGTGGTGCCGGCAAATTGATTCCACGCAGGCTCAATGTCACCGCTTGTCCCGGCGACGGTGCAGGTATAAAAGTGGCCGTTTGATGCCGTTGGAATGACGGTTGCGCCCTGCGGATAGGGCACGAGTGGCTGCCAGCTCGCCGCAAGCTGACTGTTGCGAACGCAGGCTTCAAGCTCGGCCTGCTCAAGCGTCGGCGGAAGGCATGCCTGTGCCTGTGCTGCGACTACTTCCACGGCAACCTGGAATGCTTCTGAATCGGTCATTCGCTTATTGGAAGCTTGCGCGGCCGTCCACGAGGGCGTTTGACAGGCTGACCTTCGACGATCTCGGTCACCTCATCGGCCTCGTCTTCTTCGAGCAATGGATAGGCCTCAAGCTGCGACTCTTCGATCTCGCAACCCTTGCCGACGAGCAAAAAGCGGGCGAGCGGATGCCCCTCCGGTACCCGCTCGCCTGTGCCCGTGAGACACCAAGTTTGAGAAGAGATCACTTTCATTGCACTTACACCAAGGCCACTTTTGCGAATGCGCCGGGCCGGGTCACTGCAAGCGTCCCGCGCAGTTCACAGACGATGGTTGTGATGTTCCTGATAAGGTCGTCGTTCTTGAGACCAACGATGAAGGTCACGCCCATGCGCTGGTAGAAGGTCGCATAGCTGAAGTCGCCGACAAGCGCCGTGCCCGCTGCGAGGTGGGAGTCTGCGACAACCGGCAATCCGTAGATGTTCGGAGTGCCAGCCTCGGTCGGTGAACCCCAGAGATAGAAAGATGCAGGCGGTGTGCCGATTTTCGAGGTTCTGACAGCCCACCAGTCGGCGGGATTCATGACAACCGCATTCGGCACGCCATAACCGGTGGAGCTGACCGCGGCAATGCCTTTTGCGATCATATCGGCGGCCGAGGTGGTCGCCACAAAGGCGATCGACTGAACGCCAGCAAAGTTCAAGAGCCCGCGTATCTCGGGAGTCGTGCCCGTTCCATTGAGAACGGAATCATCAAGCTTATTGAGAAGCGCACGTCTGAGATCAAAGTCGACGACTGAGCGCAACTGCGGCAGATCATCGAGCGCCTGAAGCGTGACGGCCGTCCACTCGGCAAGCGTCTCGATCGGGGCGTCAACCGGTGCCCACCTGAGTTGGATCTCAGGCTTCAATCCCGCCTCAGGGGTCCAGCCAGGTCCGCCCACTGGCGGCATCGTTGCCTGGTAGTAACGGATGCTCGCGGCACCGACATTGGTGACATTGATAAGCGGCAGAACGGTCGCAGGCGGAAAGACGTGCGGCACGAGACTGAGGTCTGTGGTCCGGGTGCCGAACTGCGTGGTAGTAATCGGGTCGCCGGCAGCCTTGACGCTGAGGCCGATGGCATCATCAATCGTCACGCTGTAGGCCGTGCCGCTGTGATGGCCCTGATCGTGAACGGCCTTGTAGATGGCCGATTCAACGAGGCTTGCAGACCAGGATTTATTGGTCGGAACGAGCGACTTGGCATCACGCTCGGCGTCAAGGTTGCGCCCATCGCCATTCGCGAGGGCAAGGCCAGGGCGTGTTACCGGAGTGCGGGACTTGGCCTTCTCGGCGTCGTCCGCCGCCTTGCGGGCTTCATTGGCATCATCGACGCCCTTGAGTTTGATGTATTCAGTCTCAACGCCATTGATCTCGTCGTTCAGCTTGACGGCTTTTTCGAGATCTTCGGCAGATGGACTGTCGAGAACAACGAGCTGATTAAGTTCCTCACGCAGCGTCTTCAGCTTTTCGCCCGTAGAGGTTGCAAGTGGCATAGAAGCTCCTTTCAGGCCCGTCTACGGGCGAGTTGACGAAGGTAGAGGCGACGCATCTCAGCGCGCCGCAATTCAAGGTTCGGATCGGATTCTTTGATGGCGCTGACCTGCGCCTGCGGGTTTGCCGGTACGGTGACAACGGAAACTTCCATGAGATCGACGTCGAGCAGATGGCGGGCGCCGTTTCGCTTCTCCGCGGACTTGACGCGGTAGCCTATGGACATGCCCTGACGCCGGCCGCGTGCCTGTTTCTCAGCGAGGCGCTGGCGCACCTGCTGGGCATCGGGCGTCGAATAGAACTCAGCGACGATGAAGAGCCCACGGTCGTCTTCCTTCGCGTCAACGATTGTGCCGAGCTCTTCTTTCCAGTTGTGCCCGTTGCAGAGAAAACCGGATGATTTGAAATCATCGAGCGTGCGCGAGAATGCGCCGGGAACGATGACCTCATTGTCGCGATCGACGTTGCCGAATACCGCGGCATAGCCTTCGAGCGTGCCTGGTCCATCGCCTGAAGCGACTTTCAACTCGAGCACGCAGTCTTTGAATAGAATTTCGTCGGGCATAAAAAGCGAAAGCGCCGCCACCTCTCATTTGAGAAGTGACGGCGCCAATCTCGTCTGAGACTCCAAAGAGTCTCCGGCCGCGTTGTAGAGCTGCTGTGTTCTACGCCTTAACTAACACAACATCTTGTGGTTTGTCCAGCTTACGCGAATCCTTGGCGTAGTAGGTCATTCGCGAGCAATCATCGCAGCGCACGCGCAGATGCGATACGCCACGCACTTCGGCAAGCTCACGGCCGCACCAGGAACACCGCACTGTCTCAGGCTGCCGCTGTTGCTCCACTTTCAACTGCTCCATCTTCGAAGACGATCTCGCACCTGCATCTCGATCCGCACTCGCTTGCGCCTATCGGCGGCACCTGGTCTATCGGATAAACACCGGCGAGCTCGGGGCAGTCCATACAATGCGAGGCCCCGGGATCAAGCACGCGCCTTACAAATTGACGGCCGTTATCACTCTCACGCAAAACTGTGTGATTCGTATAACTGGCATATAACGCTTCCTGGTACATGCCCGCGCGATTGACGGTCTCGGCAGGCGTCACCTTGCCGCTGATGAGTTCCGTCGCGAATCGCATGAAGTATCCGAGCTGCTTTCCAACGGCACGACCGACACGCTCCCAGAGCGATGTTGTCATTGCAGGCAGTCCGCCATACGCTGCCGCTGCCATCGCTCCTTGCCCTAGCCTGATCTCCGAGCTCATTGCCATTTGAAATGCACGGCCATCAATTCTGCGCGCATTCAAGAGCTCGGCCAGCCGCTCGGTGCGCGCGCTTGCACCGTCGACAGTTTCATTGATCCAACGGCGCAGCGTATCCGAGCGAACCGCACGGCCAGTCGCCTTATCGATAAAACGGCGCCGCGATTGTGACCACAGGAATTTCGGCATTAAGTAAGCGTCACCTTATTGAGTGCGAGCGGCTGAGTGACATAAAACGCGAGCCGGCTTTCACCGACTATCGTGACGATGTTCTTGGTGATGTCATCGTTGACGTGGCCAACGATGATGTGCGCTTCCTGATTCCGCCAGATGACGCAGCCATTCGCCAGATCGCCGACGATACCGGTATTAGCCGTCACGGCATTGGAGTAGTAGACGGGCACGCCGTACATGATTTCAACACCACGAAACGGATCGTAGCCGTAAGCGTAGCTCGTTGCAGCTGCGGTAATGGCCGAAGCGGCATTGGCGGGATTGAGCAATATTGCATTCGGCGTATAGCCCGCGCCGCGCACTGCACCAATTCCCGCCTGCACGCTTGCCGCACTCGCGATGCCTGCAGCGACAGAGAGCATGCCGATGAGATTCGGTGTCGTGCCATTGCCTGCGATAACCTGCGCCTCTTCGCCCTTTCGGACCGCAACGAGCAGGCGGTTAGTGATATCGAAGCCTGCCTGCTGTGAGTCATCGAGCGCCTGCGTCGTGACCTTGATCCAGGCTGCGATCGTCTCGACGGGCACAAGGAAGCTCGTATAGGCAAGATCGAGTGCCGTCTTCAAAGCGGCAGTCGCCACAGGCACGGCCTGCGTGAACGCGGTCTCACGAGCGAAGGTGATGGCCGTTGCGCTCGTCGGCACTTCAGGGATTAAATCCAGGAAGCTCGCCAGCTGGCCGCGAGGTGCGATATAGCGAGCACCGACGCTCACCATAGTAATCGGATCGCCTGCTGCCTTCAGGTTGAAGGGCATGGCCAGATTGACGGAATAGCTTTTGCCTGGGCGGTGCCGGTCGCGGGCGGTGTATTCCTTGCTCGCAATGAAATGCTCACCGAGGGAGCGCGGCGTCGGGACTTCTTCGAGCTCGTAACGTGCTGCTGCGGTCATAATATTTCTCCATTTCAGGTAAATGTGAAGTTGACAGCCGCGGGTGCCTGACCGTAGTCGTCGCGGACGACGATCGCAACCACTCCCGGTGCAGCCGCCGTGACGGTGGCCTGCATCGAGGTCGACGATATGAAGGCAGCTCGGGTAGTCGTGCCGGCAGCGGTAACGACACAATTAGAACTGAAGCCGGTGCCCGTGAGCGTGACCGTGAGCCCCGATTGTGCAATCGGCGCAGTGTTGGGTGTGAGAGACGTAAGCGTCGGCGCTGCCGGCTTATCGGCAACCGGCACGGCCGCTGTCGCTACTGCACAGCCCTTCGGAATGGCGCAATAGGTCGCCGTCACATCGGGAATGCCGACGAGCGACCCGTCTGCTTTATACCAGTATTCTGTTTTTGCTGATGGCATGGCTTACCTCTTTATGCAATCTCCTCGGCATCGAGCAATCCTATAGGTAGTTCTCCTTTTAGGCGATCTAAAGAAGGCTTCAGAGGCGCGGGGATCACCCGCTTACCCCTGGTATGTTGTCCAACACACTTGGAATTTAACCCTCTTCAACTCGTCACTTGTCATAAAGAGGGAACACCTATGTAAGATCATCCTCTGAAGCCAAATCCTTCTGCCGCAAGGTGTCCGCTAAATGAATCAGATCAGCCCGTGTCTGCGGATTGATGAAGTCCAGAAAGGCGTGCCGTTCCTCATCACCCGCCATCGCGTACGCCTTCAGAAACTCCGTAAAAAGCCTGATCACCCCCGCCTGCTCATTCACCTCGCTCATATCATCTGGCATAAATTCCTTTATGCAACCTGCTCGGCATCGAGCAATCCCTTCGCCTCCTCGGGCGCTGTCTCATCCCACCAGGCGGATATTTCATCGAGATTGAAGGGCGCGCCGAGTTGCTTCTTAGCCGTATCCTGCGGAAATTGCGGAGCCGCAGCCGGGAGGATTCCAGGCGTTTGTCCTGGCGCCATCGGTGAGACGAAGTAGACGTCATCTGCCGGGTCCGTCTCGAGCCCGAGCGCTGAACGTGCCTCACTGCGCTTCTTGACACCGGCGCGATAGGCATTGACTTCACGAGTGAAGAGTTCATTGCGATCAGGCTGAAGCGCCTGGACGCCCGAGCGATCGAAGATCACCCGGTAGGTATCGCTCTCGACACCCGGCCACGTTCCCTTTTTGGTGATGATCGTCTCGTAGAGCAATTGATCGGTAAGCACTGCCGTTACGTAGTCCTGCGTCGGGATCACGAAGTTCGTCCACGCCTGCTCCTGCGCGGCTTTGAGATTCGAATAGATTGACCGTTCAAGGCCGACTTCGAAGCCAAGCACGATGGCTGGCACACCGAGCACTGCGCAGACACGGGACTCTGGCCGGCGTGATACGCGCTCAACGGCCATCTGATCGGGTGAGAAGCCGAATGCCGTGATATCCATCGGCTTGGTGAATACGAGAGGCTTGCCGCGCAAAGCGCCGCTCGTGCGCCTCTGTATCTCCGCATCCATATCGGGCGCGCTCATTTTGTAGATGCCGTCTGATGTCGGCTTGGGCGCCACGAGGAATGCAGGTATGCCGAAGTTCTTCATGATCTGCGTCGTATAGGTCGAGATCTCGGCATCGGCGGCAATCTCGTAGAGCAGTGATGCGACCGGCGCGAGGCCGAGCAATGGCCTGTTGG